GGGCATCACCTTGCCCTGGGTGAAAGCCCCGCCCTGGGCAAACGGCATCCCAGCCCCCATCACCGACGAAATCCCTTGCGCCAGGAACCCGCCAAGGGCTCCGCTGATCGGCTTCATCGCGATCTGGTAGACCGAGCCGACGATGGTGTTCGCGACCGATTTCAGCGCGTCGTTCAGCTTCATCCCGTCGAAGATCAGGCCGTCAAAGGCCTTGCGCAGGCCCCCGCTGATCCCGCTCGACAGCGTGTTCACCTCGCGCCCGGTAAAGACCATCGTCTCCCGCATCCGGGCCAGTTCACCATCGAACGCCGCCACCATCGACACCGAAGACCCGAGCTGCGCCTCCAGCGCCTGAAGCTGCTCCTGCATCGTTCCGATATCCGCCATCGCCCTCATCCTTCCTCACATCCGGGAACGCCGCCGCCAGTTCCGCCAGCCGCGCGCGTGTCAGGGGCGGGACCAGCCCTTCCCGCCCCAGCATGATCCGCAACTCCACCGGCGTCAGCCGCCAGAAGACCGCAGGCTCAAGGCCCAGCCCGTGCAGACCCGCCTGCATCAGCCCGCGCCAGTCGATGCTGGTCATCTCCCGCCCCGGTCCTGATCCGGGGCCTCTTCCGGCAACGAGAACGCCCGCGCCAGCAGCTCTGCCGCCGCCCGCGCCGCCTCGACCGGCCCGCCGCCGATGTCGACCCGCAACAGGTCCGAGGCCTGCCCCTGCCAGCCGCCGCCCCGCAGCCCTGCGACAATCAGCGCCAGCACGTCGCGCGTCGAGAACCGCTGCTCCTCGAACCGCTGCACCAGGTCGATCAGCGACCCCGCCTCCAGTGCCGCCTCCAGTTCGGCCAAGGCGCCCAGCGTCAGCTTCGCCAAATGGCGCTGGCCGTCGAGAACAATCGCGACCTCTCCCGCCCAGGGGTTCGCCATTACAGCGCCGTGAACGTCAGGGCGCCGGCCGAGGCCAGCGCCATCTCGTAGGTCGCCTCGTCGTTGTGGCTTCCGGCATATTCGATCGCGGTGATCTGGAACGGCCCCTCGATCACCCCAAAGCTCGGGATCACCACCTGAAACGCAGGGATCTCGCCATTGAAGAACACGGCCCGCGCGCGCTCGTCGGTGTTCTCGTCCCGAAACACGCCCGAACCCGAAATCGAGGCCGACTTGACCCCTGCCCCCGCCAGAAGCTCGCGCCAGCCGCCCTGGCTTTCCAGGCTGGTGACATCCACCGATTCCGTGTTGAAGCTGATCCGCGTGGCGCGCAGCCCGGCGATGGTGACGAACTGGCCGTCCCCGGTCTGGTCGATCTTGATCAGCAAGTCCTTGCCGCTTTGCACAGCCATGTCCGTTCTCCGTATAGGGATGAAAGTCGGCGCCAGGCGCCTCCCCTCCCCCTAGTGGGGAGGGGCTGGGGGTGGGGGGCTACTGCGTCACAACTGGACCCGCGCCCGGAAGGTCAGGTCGATCCGACGCGTCTCGCCTTCCTCGATCCTGCGGGCCGAGGCGCGCTGAAAGAACAGGCTCACCAGCTGCCCGCGGTTCAGCGTCAACGGAGCGTCGATCAACGCGTCCGAGATATCCGCCGCGATCGTCTTGATCGACAGGAACCCCGTGGCATCGGTAATGACGCTGATGATCATCTGATGCTCTGCCCCGGCGCCCGACTTGTCGGACTGGTCCCGCACCTCTTCCGGTCCGATCAGCACGAAGGTCCCGGTCGCATTCGGCGGCACCGCGTCAAAGGTCGCGACCCCGGCCAACGCGGGCCAGGTGGTCAGCCGCTGAAAGACCGCCTGTTGCAGGGCGGGTGCAGCACCATAGCTCATTTGGGCACCTCCTCGCGGGCGAAACAGGTCAGATAGCGGCCCTGCGGATCACGTTCCGTCACCGCCTGGATCAGGAACAGCCGCGTTCCCTCGCGAAACCGCTGTCCGGCTCTGGGTCGCGACGGCGAACCGACCGGCGCGCCACGGACCGTGACCCGGTAAGGCACCGCGGACAGCATCCGCTCCTCGCCCAGTGTGTCACTTCCGGACCCGGGCAGGACCTCTGCCCATAGCGTGCCCAGCGCTGTCCAGGCCTCGGTGAACCCGCCCGCGTTGTCCGGAGTGCGCACAACGCCCTCCAGGGTCAGCGCCCGGTTCAGATGTGGCGCGTTCATTTGCGCCCCCCGCCCAGGATGCGCACATTCCGCCAGCGCTCGATCAGCGTCACCACGCCGAAGGGCAGCCCCGCTGCCTGCGCACCATCATCGTGGCGATGCTCATAGTATTCGCCAGCCAGCAGCAGGACCGCCTGTCGCAGATCGACCGGAACATCCGTCCAGGCCGGGCCAAAGCCCGCATCAAACACGACTTTGACCAGCCCCTCGCTCGGGATCGTCGGAAGCGTCGTCCCCTTCCCGGCCAAGCGGGGCCGGTGCAGGTCGGGGACCAGCCGATAGGATGTCGCCGGCACCACGATCTCGGACCCCGCCGTATCCACCAGCGTCACGCTCACGATCCCCGACACCGGCGCCACCGGCAGTGCCTGTTCGGCATCACGCCAGCATTCCAGCACCCAGAGGAACCGACGACGAAACAGCATCTTGCCGATCCGCCCCTCGATTGCCGCCAGTGCGGCGCGCAGGTAGGCCTCGATCAGCCCGTCCTGCAACCCGTCGTCGGCAAAGCCCGACCCCATCCGCAGATGGTCCTTCATTTCCTCCACCGGCAGCGCCGCCTGGGGCACCGGGGTCTCTTCGGTCAACATCATGGTCAGAACTCCGCCCGCTGCCGGGCCCATTGGAAGTTGCGGGGCATGCGGATAGGCCCGGCCCCCGACCGGGGACCGGGCCAAGGCCTTACGAAGTCGCGACGCGCAGCAGCTTGATCGCCGCAAAGTCGGTGATGTCGCCGCCCACGCGCTTGTTGGCGTAGAACAGGACGTTCGGCTTTGCGCTGAACGGGTCGCGCAGGATGCGCAGGTCCGGGCGTTCCGCGATGGTGTAGGCCGCGCGGAAGTCGCCGAAGGCCACCGGGAAGGCGTTCGCCGCCACGTCCGGCATGTCCTCGCAGACCAGAACCGGATACCCCATCAGGCGCGACGCCTCACCCGCCGCCAGACCGTCCGACCACAGGAAGCGCCCGTCGGCATCCTTCAGCTTGCGCACCGCCCCTACGGTCTTCGAGTTCATCACGAAGGTCCCGTTCGCCCGGTAATCCGCGCCCAGCGCATAGACCAGGTTGATGATGCAATCCGCCGGGTTGGTGGTGGCAAAGTCCGCCGACGCACCCGTGGGCACATAACCGATGTTGCCCCAGGTCCAGGACGCGTTCGCAACCTTGGTCGGCAGCAGGATGCCCTTGGGCTTGTCCACGCCGTCTCCGCTGATGAAGGCCGCAGCTTCGGCGCGGATAAAGCGGGTCGCGATCTTCTCGGCCAGCCAGCCCTCGACGTCGAAGGCGCTGTCATCCAGAAGACGCTGCGAGGCCTTGGGCATCGCCGCCAGCTCGTGCAGCTTGATCGAGATGCGCTCGATGATCGGCGTCGCGGTTTCGGTGGTGGCCGCCGTCTCGGTCGCCCAGCCCGAACCGACTTCCGACCGATCCACGATCACGTCGAACGAGGTTGCCTCGACCTGCACGACATTCGCCAGGCTGCGCAATGACGCTGTCGACATCAGCATCGACTGGATGCGCTCCGAGGTCTGCGGGTCGACCAGATAGCCGCCATCGGCGGCCACCGCGGTCGACATCGCCTTGCCTTCCAGGGTCAGGCCACGCAGGCCGTCATCGTCGCCCGACCGCAGATAGGCGTTGAACGCCTTCTGATGCGGGGCCTCAACCTCCGCGCGGGCCGAAAGCGCCGGGCGGCCATAGGTCATCGTCTTCGCGTTCAGCATGGTCAGTCGCTCTTCCTGATGTTTCAGCGTGGATTTCACTTCGCCCTGAAAGGTGCTGAATTCCTTCAGGAACCCGGCCATCGCGGCCTTCGCTTCCGTGACCGGGGACAAACCTTCCCCGGCCCGAGCCTTCGTCTCGGTCATCGTCTTTTCCTCTTCGGTTGCGGCCAATCCCGAAGCGGGTCAGCCTCGCGCCTTCCCTCCCCCTCGTGGGGAGGGGATGGGGGTGGGGG